CCTCTCGGTGGTCGCCGTCTCATTTGCAGATATAGAGGTGACTATGCCTAAGTTCGAGAAGTCCAACTTTTACCCTTCCAGTGTCTTCGAAAGAAGCGTCTGGGCTCCTGATCACTCCTCTCAGTCCACGACTACTGGCCCGTTATTGGGCGAAAGTGACGTGGTAGAGGGAACTGGGGTCAGGGGGTGGCGCGAATTAATTCGCGTCGGTGGGGATGCCTCCTCGGGCTATGCGCGGACCGTCATTGAGAAAAACTGCTCTGATGCTGACTTAGAGTGGGGGTATGATTATTCTGGAACCGGAGGTGACTTTGCTCATTATTCTAAGAGCGGTCACGTTATGGCCTCAGCTTTTCAACCCACACTCCCGGATGCGGATCTCTTGATGCGCATTCAAGGAGAGGCTAATAGCCTTATGTCCAATAAGTTCTACCGTCGCGCCTCAGGCATAGTTGCTCAAGGTATGACGGTGGTCGGCGAACTTCGCGAAACTGTCGAGTTACTCAAGCACCCAATGAAGGGACTTGATACACTCACACGGAATATGTACAACATCGGTAAGATGAGGTCACTCCGTGCCGGGCGCGGCCGTCAGGCCGCCCGAGACATATCGGATCAATACCTTAAATGGAAATTTGGTGTTGAGCCGATAATAAATGATACCCAGGATATTCTTAAGGCAATAGAAGCCTTCAAGCGACCGAAGTATCAGAAGTTTAGCGTCAAAGCCGATAGCTCTTGGACAGATATAGGGTCCACCACTTTTGGCCCCGGCGGTGCCATACGTGACGTCATATTGGGCGTCAGTATACATGCACTTGCGCGTGGCTATGGTGCAGCTGCTCTACCCGCCGAAACTGAGGGTCCAACCAATAGTCTGCAATCTTTGCTAGGCTTTGATTTGGATAACTTTATTCCGACGGCTTACGAGCTAATCCCTTACTCCTTCGTTGTTGATTACTTCACCAATTGTGGTGACATCCTCAACGCGGCATGCGTCTGCCTTCCGCAATTTAACTTTGCTGGTAGTAGCATGAAGTCCGTTCAACGAGCGTATGCGGAAGATAGAGGAGCTCAGATGGGCTCTGCCTTCTTCACGGTTTATCCGGGAAGCGGTTATCACCCATATGAGTCGGGTAACTGTGGTAGGGTTGACCATGCTCGAATGGATTATGTCCGGACGAGATTGATACCCCAAATTCCTCAGTTAATTTTCTCTCTACCTGGAGCTGGTCAGAGCACCAATCTTGGCGCCTTGATCATGTCTCACTTTAACCGCAGAGACTAACTCTGCTAAACTGGAGAGGGCCTATGCCCTTATTTCTTCACTACGTCAAAGTCTTGGGTCTTGTTGTATTCCTTTTATGGATACACGTCGTACCCGAGCAGGAGTTGCTTCAATGTTTTCTCCGTCCAGCCCTGTAACAGGGAGCGCTGTAACTGGTCTCACTACGCCGACTTATACGTTGGCTAGCGATTCCGCCCCTTCGAACTTTTCGAAGCAGTGGACAGTTAGCGCCCTTGGAGGTACTCAGTCAGGTGTGACTGTGCATTCCATCCAGTACCCCTTCACCTTAACGGCCTTCCGGCCGTCCAAGTTGAAGATCCTGCCGCCTGTAAACCAGACGACAGGTAAGGTTCTCGGTAACGTGCCACAGAACACTTATCGTGTTCTGGTCCGCACTGGCGGACCTGTCGACGTGTCCGGCGCTAACAGCGCCGTAGCAAGCCTTGACATTCGGTTGAATGTCCCGGCCGGTTTCGAAAGCTATTCCTTGACTCAACTGAAAGCTATGCTTTCACTGGGTCTGGGTAGCCTCGTCAACCAGGTCGATGGCCTTGTTACCACGTCCGTGGTAGGGTCGATCTGACCCTAGTTCCGAACCTTCTGGAGATGGAAAATGCAACCTCCCCTATTAGCTCTTTATCAAGAACTTCGTGCTGACCTAGAGTCCTGCCTGTCACTCCCCTCACCAGGGATTGGTGAGTTGGCGTCATATACCCCGCTTGACCCCTTGGAGTTCGGCTGTATTGCACAGCTGAAGGCCGTTTGGAGTAAATACGAGGACAATGACGTTCCTTTCGCGATCGGAGAGAAAGCGAAAGAGGAGCAGGCGATTTCTGACTTTCTAGAGTGTAATGAGTCTTGTAAGACATGGAATGGTCTTACTGACTCCCGTCTTGCCTCAGAAATGAGGAATGTTATAGACGAGATACTCATACCTCTGCCTTTGCCGTCCACTGAAGGACGTCTCAGAGCCATAGGAAAAACCTATGAGATCCCAAGGTCGGAGAGCTCTTTCAATTTGGGAGAGCTTTCAGAGCTGATGCGGACTGGTCCGGGCAAGTCACTCGGTGCTAGTGGAGATACAATCTACCATAAGCTCGTCGACGGGCCTTTAACAGCCTCAAATAATGCTCTGTACACCTACTATCGGGCATTGTCCGACCCTACGTCACTTGACTGTGAAGTCATCCGTGATGGGGCGTTCGGGCACTCCGTAGTAGAATACAGTAAGTTCTTCACCGTACCAAAGTCTTGGAAGGCGAAGCGAGGTGCTGCCACGGAACCTAGTCTAAACATGATGTTTCAGCTAGGTCTAGGTCGAATGATCGAGCGTCGGTTGAAGGCTTTTGGCCTTGACCTTACTCGACAGAGCGACATAAACAAGGTGCTCGCGAAGCGAGCCTGGAGAAGCGATCTAGCTACTCTGGACCTGTCTAATGCGAGTAACCGAGTACCTGTTAAGCTGTTAGAGCTTTTGCCATGCGAATGGCGGAGCTATATTATGCTTTTCAGGTCCTCTGCCATCAGGATTGATGGCGAGGTCGTGGATATGCACATCTTGTCTACAATGGGAAATGGATTTACTTTTCCCTTGGAGACTTTGTTTTTTCTCGCGGTGGTTTTGGCAGTTGCCCGGATTTCCGGGACAAAAGTCTCTCTTGGTCCCAATGGGAACATTGGCGTTTTCGGTGACGATATAATCGTACCAAAGTCAATGTCTAAGAGAGTGATAGCTGCTTTAGAAGCCATTAATGGTCAGGTTAACTCAGATAAGAGTTTTACCTCTGGCCCCTTCTACGAGTCTTGCGGCGGCGACTATTTAAAAGGCGTCGACGTTAGGCCCGTGCATATCACCTCGTTGCGAGGTGATGCGGACATTTACAGTGCCCTCAACAGATTGGGCAGATGGAGTGCAAAGCTCAACGTGTCTATACCTCGTACTACTAAGTACTTGGTTTCCCTCTTGAAGGGCCCGGTCGAACCGGTCCCCCCTTATGAGGCTGACATTGCGGGCTTGCATTTACCTCTTTCCTTGGCACGATCCTTCTCGCGTTTCGATGAGCAGAATCGGGGACCGTTTAAAAGGCGCATTCGTGCCTTACGTTCGCCCGGGACACTCATTTACACAACGTTGGATACGGTCAAAAAGATCCTTTTTATTAAGGACGGAAAGCTGGCACAGAATCCTTCGGGACTTCTGCTCTCTGCTCTTTTTGGGTCTGTAAACTACTTGGGTACTAGTCTTCCGCGTAGGAACAAGCGCACCCTTCCCTCGAAAGAGGGTTATGGTGGGCAAGTCACCTTGCGTCTGATGAACCCCCAGTATAGTACACATCAGAGACTCACTCCCTGTTGGGGTGACTCTCTGGTTGGCAGTCAACACGATGTTGACCCAGGGCTAACCAGAAGATGGAACTTCTGTCTCCGTCGTAATTTTGTTACATCGGAAACCCCATAAGGCATTATGCCTTCCCAGAATACCTA